AACCTACTTGCTGCATCTTCTCTGGTCTATAATGTAAGCGCAATCAGTGCGCCTAGTGTTCTCAATGCTGCTTCGGGAGACCTTCTCAGCTGCGAGATGTCCGTATCAATCCTTACGAGTTGGAGTTAATATGTCCGAGTGGGAACAAGAGAACGAAGCCTTCCTGAAAAAAATCGGGCAGGTTAGCACACCAACACCAAAGCCAGCATCTACTAAGAAAGACGAGGAATAATCCTAATGGCTGTATTTCTGAATAACAATGTAGGCGTTAAGATTAACACTGTTGATCTTTCTGACCATGTAACAGCAGTAACAATCAATCGCACATTTGATGAGCTAGAAGTAACTGCAATGGGCGACACAGCTCACAAGTTCGTAAAAGGCTTGGAAGCATCCAGTGTAACTATTGATTTCCTAAACGACACAGCATCAGCTAATGTTCTTGCAACGCTTCAAGCTGCATGGGGAACAACAGTTACATGCGTATTTCTACAGACAAAGGGAACAGCAGTATCTGCTACTAACCCTCTTTATACTGTTTCATTGCTAGTCAATAACACTACAGACATCAATGGTGCTGTGGCAGATATTGGCACTATGTCAATTACATTTACTGCTAACTCAACCATTGCAGTAGCAACTACAGGCACATTCTAAACAACTAAACAAAGGGGCAGCTCATGGCAAGACTAAAAATCGTTCGTACAGATGGAAGCGTTATCGAGGGTGAGATTACTCCAGCAGTGGAGTATTCATTTGAGCTATACGCTAAAAAGGGCTTCCACCGCGCTTTTCGTGAAGACGAGATGCAAACTTCGGTGTATTGGTTGGCATGGGAAGTCACACGCAGATCAGGTGAAACTGTTAAGCCTTTCGGAATTGAGTTTATCGAGGGATTAAAATCCGTTGAGGTGTTGGACTCAGACCCTTTAGCTTAAAGCGCGATTATCCATTCACCTATCTAATAGCTCGCTTGAGCATTAGATTGGGAATCGCGCCACAGCAGTTACTAGAATTAGACCCAATAATGCTTGAAGCCTTGTTGAAGGGTCTCAAAGATGAGCAAAAGGAGATAAGCGATGCCAACAGAAGTAAAGGGCGCAATCGCACTTCGTAAGGCTCTAAAAAACTTTGCTCCAGACTTAGCTAAAGAAACTCAAAAAGAATTAGGCAATCTTCTTAAGCCAATTACTAATAAGGCTAGAGGCTTCATTCCTTCACAAGCTCCTATAAGCGGATGGGCTAGAAGTAGCTCAACGGCTTGGGGTAGTGATCGTATTTGGAGTTCAGGAAAAGCAAAGCGCGGTATTGGATATAAGACCACACCATCTAGACCTAATAAGCAAGGCTTTAGAGCATTAGCGCGTGTTGTCAATGCTTCTGCTGCTGGTGCAATTTATGAGACTGCTGGTCGCAAGAATCCTAATGGTCGCGAGCAAGCTCCTATGGCTAGAGTTGTGCGTGAAAGCCAAGCTAATTATGGCAAAATGATTCGCTCAGGTAACAAGAATCAATCTAAAAGCAATAACCCTCAAGCAGGCGCACAATTTATTGACGCTATGAATAATTATGGGCAGATAGTAGATGCCAATAATCAGACTGGTGCAGGTCGTAGATCACGCAAGATGAAGGGTCGAGCAATCTTTCGAGCATGGGCTGAAGATGGCGGTAAGACAAATGCAGCAATTATTAAGGCTATCGAAAACTCTAAAGTAAAGTTCTATGACGCTATGGGAGTTAAATAATGGCAGTTGATCCATCAGTAGTCATTAACTTAGCAGCTGAATACACTGGCAACAAGGCCTTTAAGCAAGCCGATACTGCTGTAGGAAAACTCAATAGCAATGTCAAGAAACTTGCAGGCACATTTGGAATTGCATTTGGCGCAACGGCATTAGTCCAATTTAGCAAGACAGCAGTAAAAGCCTTTGCAGCGGATGAAGCAGCAGCCCTTAGACTTAACCGAGCAGTAGAGAATCTAGGCATTGGCTTTGCTAATCCTGCAATTGCTGACTACATTGACAAATTGGAAACCTCAGCTGCGATTGCGGACGACATTCTTCGTCCAGCGTTTCAAGGTTTGCTTACCACTACTGGCTCATTGACCCAATCCCAGAAACTTCTCAATGATGCAATTACGATTAGCCGAGCATCTGGCATTGATCTAGCCACAGTCACACAGGATTTGGGTAAGGGTTATGTTGGAGTTACTCGAGGTCTAGTCAAATACAATTCAGGTTTGACAAGGGCTGAACTTACGACAATGTCATTCAATGAGATTTTGTCAGTTATCTTAAAGAAATCAGCTGGAGCAGCAGAAGATTATCTAGGCACAACTGCTTACAAAATGGATGTCCTAAGCACTGCAACAGGGAAGGCTTCTGAACTTATTGGTGAAGGGTTTGTTGATGCCTTAACCCGAGCAGCTGGTGGAACAGAAGCAAGCGATGCAGTTATTTTCTTAGAAACTATGGCTAGTTTATTTAACAAAGTAACACTTGCAGCAGGAACTAGTGTTGGCGCGATTCCTACTCTTGCGCAAAATCTAAAAAAATTAGGTAAAGACATTTTCTTTGGCTTTGTAGGCAAGCAAGTAGGAGCAAATGTTGTATCTCCAGCAAAAAAGCAAGAAGCCAAACTTACTCTGACTGAAAAGAAGCAGCAAGAACTTCTGGCTAAAATGGAGAAAGATGCATTACGCAGAGAGAAAGAAAGACTTGCTCTGCTTAATAAACAGAACACAGCCAAAAAATTGCAAGGTATTATTGATAAAGCCAATCTCGCATTGGGTAAAGCTACCGATGTATTCGACATGGATGCTATTCAACTCAATGCAGCTCAAATCAATCAAGCAGAACAACTAGGCAAGATAACTAGCACTGCTCAGCTCCTAGCTATCACTAATGATATGGCTCGCCTAAAGATTAAGCAGGATATTGCCAATCTTGAAGATGCTATTGCTTCTAAGGATGAAGCTCGCATTACAGCTGCTACTAAGCAACTTAATGAAGACCTTAAAATCTTAGGAACACTCCAAAAGCAGGACATTAAACTGGCTGATATTAAGTCAATTTTAGATAAAATCTTACCTAAGGACTTAATCAATCTTGCCAACCTTGATGCTGCTATTGCTAAATTAAACGCTATGAGTAGCTTGACAGGCCAGCCAAAGATTAGTGGTGCTGGGGCAAGCGCAGGCGGGGTTAGCCCTTCTGGTATTCCTATTGGTGATTTTGTGCCTAAGATTCCTACTAGCGGTGTATCTATGGCAGCAATAGAGGAGTTCTCAGCTGCTGCTACTGCCAGAGCTAATGCTATGGCTGATTTGATAGATGCACAGAATGCAGCAGATGCAGCAGCATTCGCCACAAGTTCTCTTAACAAATATGATATTACGATTAACGCAGGTGTGGGCGACCCAGAAGCGATTGCTCGAGCTTTAGAAAATTACATCCGATCTGCTAACCAGCGTGGAACTACGAGCTTCTCTATATTATGACATGGCTTCCAGAATGGCGTATTACAGTAGGCACTACTATTTACACCAATGTAACTAAAGTAAATGTCACTATTGGTCGCATTGACATAGATCGTCAATGTCAAGCGGGTTACGCTCGCATGGACATTATTAACTCAACCAATGCTCTCTTTGATATTGATGTAACGGATTCCCTAACGCTAGAACTCAAAGACAGTGGTGGTGTTTATGTGCCTATATTTGGTGGCACAGTTTCAGATTTTACTACCTCAGTAAGAAGCCCAGAAGAAGCGGGATTTATTACACTTGGGTCAATTCTTGCAGTAGGAGCATTGGCTAAGTTACCAAAAGCCATCTACACGGATGCTGTAGCTCATGACTTAGATGGTGAGCAGATTTCTATTATCCTTCAGGATTTATTAGTTAATGAATGGATAGAAGTAGCACCTGCCCTTCAGTGGGTTAATTACGACCCAACTACCACATGGGCTAATGCAGAAAATGTGGGCTTAGGCGAAATCGATGCTGGGCTATATGAGATGGATAATCTCCACGCAGCAGACCGCAACACACAGACTTTAGTGACCCAGATAGCCGATAGCGCACTAGGTCTCCTGTATGAGGACAAACAGGGGCGCATAGCCTATGCAGACGCGGATCATAGAAGCAACTATTTAGCAGCTAACGGCTCAACCCAATTAGACGCAAATTACGCAACGCCATCAAGCGTTAAGTCCATTCTACAAATTGGCAAGATTCGCAATAGTGAAATTGTGCGCTATGGCAATGATTACGGCAGCACCTACTCAGCTACAGACGATGCTTCAATTACTACCTATGGTCGTTATCAAAAAAGCTACGACTCTAATATCCGTTTTCTTGCAGATGTCGAGGATATTGTAGAGCGAGACTTAGCCTTGCGCTCGACACCTAGAACACAGCTTGACCAGATTACCTTTAGACTCGATAACCCTACAATGCCGTCTGCTCAACTAGACGACCTTATCAACCTATTCTTTGGCGAGCCAGTAGTTATTACTAATCTACCCTTTAACATGTTCGAGGGGTACTTCTCAGGCTTTGTAGAGGGCATTTCACTTGCAGCGACTCCAACTTATGTTGATGCCACTATCTATGTCTCACCTACAGATTTCTCACTTATTGCCCCAACATGGGCGACAGTAATCCCAACTAATACCCTCTGGAGTGGCGTAAATGCTACACTAGTGTGGTCTAAAGCGATCGGAGTAATAAACTAATGGCAACAACAACCCCTAACTTTGGTTGGGCAGTGCCAACCAGCACTGACTTGGTCAAGGATGGCGCAGTAGCCATTGAGACCTTAGGCGATTCTATCGATGCCTCACTCGTCGATCTAAAAGGTGGCACTACAGGTCAAGTGCTTTCTAAGGCAACTAACACAGACATGGACTTTTCATGGACAACTCCAACAGACCAGACACCTTTAACGACTAAAGGCGATCTCTTTACTTTTACTACTGTTGATGCTCGTCTTGGAGTTGGCACAAATGGTCAAGTCTTGCAAGCAGATTCAACTGCTGCAACAGGATTAAAATGGGCTTCGGCTTCAAGTGGTCTTACTTTTATTGCCCGTACATCATTTTCAGCAGTTGCGTCACAGGCTTTTGATTCTGTATTTTCATCAACATATAAATCTTATTTGGTAGTGATTGAATCACTAGGTACTGTTTCGCAAAATGCTTTACAAATGCAGCTTCGTTACGCTGGACCAACAACACAAAGCGGTGGCTATTACGGCAATAGTATTTATAGCCGTGTTAATACAACGACAGTTACCAATAATAATTCTAACAACACGGCCGAAATGACATTGTTATTAAGTAGCGGAAGTTTGGCAGTTCCTAGTTCAGGTTATTTTAACATCTCTCAAGTAGGTACCTCCTCAGGTCCAGCAGATTTTAATGGCGCATTAAATGACGGGCAAGGCGGGTATGGCGGTATTTTTAATTGCAATTCAAGTGTGTCCCGTACATATACAGGATTTTTATTAAAAGCAGCATCAAATATGACAGGTACAGTATCTATCTACGGATTGGCGGCATCGTAATGACACCCGAAATCGGAATATATAATCACGCAACAGGTGAGACTATTGTGCGTGAAATGAACGCTGAGGAATTAGCTGACTATCAAGCAGGATTAGAAGCAACTGCTAAAGCAGAAGCGGCTAAGGCTAAAGCAGAAGCAGACAAAGCAGCACTGTTAGTTAAGTTGGGTATTACTGCTCAAGAAGCTGCTTTGCTTGTTGGATGAAGCCAAGACTTTCTAAAGCTGCAATCCAGTTAAGAGAGCAGTTAGATGATTCCTTCTCGGATCGTGACAGAGCAAGTGACGGCTGGCTCGGTGATAGCCGACACGCTGCTCGCAAGTCTGATCATAATCCAGATGAGCAAGGCTGGGTTCGTGCCATTGACATTGACGCAGACTTATTCGGTGCAGGAGTCAAGCCGCATATCATGCCAGACCTTGCGGATCAGCTTCGAATCAGTTGCAAGTCTAAGGCAGAAAAGCGCATCTCGTACATTATTTTTAACGGCAGGATTGCGTCTCCCGTCCTTAACTGGAAGTGGCGCAACTACACAGGGGCTAACAAACACCTTCACCACATGCATGTCAGTTTTAAGAAAGAAGCTGACTTATTGGGTGAGTTTTTTCAAATACCTATGTTAGGCGGAGAATAATGGCTGAACAATACTCTTACACTATTGACCAAGGTGCTGACTGGTATCTGACCATCACCTATAAAGATTCCAATGGCACTGCCATTAACCTAACTGGCTATACAGCAGCAATGCAATTCCGATTGACTTCATCTTCAACTACTGCTGCACTATCTTTGACTTCATCTGCTGGCATTACTATTACAGCAAACACAGGCACTCTGGCTATTCATGCCACAGCTGCACAAACTGGGGCTATGACTGCTGCTAAGTATGATTATGATCTAGAGATTACATCTAGCACTGGAGTAGTCACTCGTTTAATTCAGGGAAATGCCACAGTGAATGCGCAGATAACTCAATGAGTGACACTTTAATAGTCACACCAGTAGTCAATGAAGTAACTGTCACACAGCAGACAAACGCTGTAACAGTATCTTCTGTTGGTGTTCAAGGCGCACAAGGTGCTACAGGAGCAACAGGAGCGGCTGGAGCTACTGGTGCTACAGGTGCAACTGGTGCAACTGGTGCTACAGGATCACAGGGTATTCAAGGCATTCAAGGTATTCAGGGCGCGACAGGGGCGACAGGAGCAACAGGAGCGGCTGGAGCTACTGGCGCGACAGGGGCAGGAGTAGTAGTAGGCGGAACTGCTGGACAAGTATTGTCAAAAATAGATGGCACTGACTACAACACTCAATGGACTACTTCAACTGGACAAACGTGGAGAACAAAGTTTGTTTCAGGTCAGTATTATAGAGTTTGGACTGGTACAAATCTTACTGCAACAACTACCTTTGGAGCCAATTCTACTTTTTATACTGCCTTATATGTGCCGACTGCTACAAATTTTGATAAAATAACAGTAAGGTCAGGTACAAGTTTTACAGGCACATCTTCAGTGCGCCTAGGTATCTATAACGCTAGTTCATCTACTGATTTACCTTCAACTGTTTTACTTGATGCTGGCACAATTTCTGCAACTGCTACCAATACAAATTATGAAATAACAATAAGTCAAACTTTATCTGCTGGGATTTATTGGCTTGCGGCAAATGGCATCAGCGTTTCTGGTACTTGTACATTTTTAAGAACAGGAAACACCTCAAATGCTTTTCCTGTTATTGGAGACGGTTATTCATCTCCCAGCAACGTTAATTCACAAACTGCTGGATTTACGGAGTCTGTGAATGCAACAAGCGGTTTTGCAACTGCTGGCACTTTGACGGCAAGCACCACTCCAATGGTAGTTTGGTTAAAAGTGGCATAATGAACAAAACAATTACTTACGGTGTGGGCGGTTACGATTCAAGCAAACCCAATGACAACATAATTGAAGAGATTGACCTACCTGACGAGGAGCAAATATGAACATGAAAAACCCTTACATCCTTACTGCTGGAGCATTCCTATCAGCTTGGGCTGCATCTAACTTTGCACTTGATTATCGTGCAGTTCTATGGGCTGTTCTTGCTGGTGTCTTTGGATATGCGACTCCTAAGAAGTGACACAATCCGACTTCTTCACGCTCTACCTAGCAACGCTGGCAATAGTCGGTGGCTTGTCTGGGTATGTCATTACCCACTTGTTGTCTGAGATTAAAAGACTCAACACGCGAGTCGATGAAATCTATAACATCTTACTAGACAGGTAACATTCTGCTATGGCAAGAAAAGCAACTAAGGCATTAGAGGAACAAGGCTACTCAAAACTTGATGCTTACTGCATTGGCTTATATGAGTATTTCTGTAGTCTTAAACGAGCAGGCTTCAAAGAAGATGTAGCCATGTTCATGATTACTGAACCTCAATCCTATCCTGCTTGGATATTGCCTGACCCTGTCGATCCAGAGAAGTTCGGCAATTACGAAGATGAGGACGATGACTAAAGCCCGCTATCTTGTTATATCGGATTTACAAATCCCATATCACCATGAGCAAGCTGTTAAGAATCTTATCAAGTTAGTAAAGCGAGAGAAGTTCGACCTCATCCTCAATACAGGCGATGAGTTAGATATGCAGAGCCAGTCTCGCTGGGCTCAAGGTACTAAGTTGGAGTGGGAAGGTACGCTAGATGCTGACAGAAGCCTTGCGCAGGATATTCTCTATGAACTCGGCACAACAGATGTCACTCGAAGCAATCACACAGACCGCCTATACCACACACTATTACGCGCACCTAGCCTCATCGGATTACCAGAATTGGAATACGCAAAGTTTATGGACTTCGCTGGACTCGGAATCCGCTTCCATAAAAGACCATTCGAGTTTCACAAGGGATGGGTCTTAGTTCATGGAGATGAAGGATCAATGAACTCTAATGCTGGACTCACAGCTCTAGGGCTGGCTAAAAAGTTCGGCAAGTCTGTAGTCTGTGGTCACACGCACAGGGCAGGCATTAGTGCCTTCACAGAGGGCATAGGAGCCTCATACAGGACACTTTGGGGCTTAGAGGCAGGAAATGTCATGGACAAGAAGAAAGCCTCTTATTTGAAGGCTGGAAGCGCTAATTGGCAGATGAGCGTAGCAGTCATTGAGACACATGGAGACCGCGTGAGTCCGATGCTAGTGCCTATAAATAAGGATGGGTCATTTACCCTATATGGACGACTTTACGCTTGATGTAGTTCGCACGATTGACACGATGATTGACGAAGCAGATTCGTTACCATATCGTTATCAAAATGTCCGCTAATTAGTCTGGACTCTATGCGACACTAATCCTGTAGCCAATCAAGGGCATTGGCACAGATAGGTACAGAATGACAAATAATGAAAAGTTGTTGATTATCTGCCTCATTGGGGCAGGTATCAGCTTTATAGTAATGGCAGTTAGTTCTTACAAAGAAGCCTATGATCGCGGACATCGCGATGGATGGCATAAAGGCAGAGCTGTGAATCGCTCAGAGTTCTGGTCAGAATGAAACATGCAGAAATACTTAGTTCTGCCACTGATCTATACAAAGACAGAGGACTCGCTTACGGCCACCCAAGTGACAATATGGCACGAGCAGCACGACTTATCAGTGCCTACCTTGAAATGCCAGTGGAAGATTACCAAGTCGCAGTTATCCTATCGCTGGTCAAAATCGCAAGAACAATCGAAGATGGAACCAGAGTCGATTCTTGGATTGATGGAGCCAGTTATCTAGCAATCGCTGGACAACTACAAACAGAGGAAAATGACCTATATGTTTAATTTAGCCGATTACGAACCAGTTGAGGTGAGACTTGAAAAGTTTATTAAGGACTATCCAGATTTTCGTATTAGCACTGAGTTGGAAGTGGTGGAAGCAACTCGATACATTGTTAAGGCTTATCTCTTTAAGACTAGCCAAGATAGCATCGCATGGGCAACAGGGTACGCTGAAGAAACAGTTAGCTCTCGCGGGGTCAATCAAACTTCTGCATTGGAGAATTGCGAGACATCGGCTATTGGCAGAGCACTTGCAAATGCGGGTTATGCTCCTAAAGGAAAGCGTCCTAGCCGCGAAGAAATGAGCAAGGTTGCACCAAACCATCCAGCTCTTAAAGTAGTCAAGCAAGAAGTAAAGCCAGCACCACAGGACATTAAAGAAGGTGACACTGATTACTGGACTACACCAATCGGATCATCTGTCAAGACCACACTCGCTCCAGTAACACTGGAGAGTGCAATGGCTACTGTGACAGAGATTCTGGGTACAGCAGAAGCTATGGATGCACCAAGTTGCAATCATGGCCACATGGAATGGCGCTCTGGTCATTCTGCTAAGACTGGTAAAGACTGGGCTGGATTCTTCTGTGCCACTAAGGGTCAAATTGGTGGAATGGATAAGTGTCCAACACATTGGTATAACCTTTCAAGTGATGGAAAATGGCAACCACAGAAGGCGAGGGTATAATGGGGTATGCAGAGTTTCACACAGCTGACGGCTGGGTTAATGTGGAAGATGTGCCTATGATTGACACAGTTAATTGCCAACTATGCAATGAGCCAACACTGGCATCTGACATTACGATCACTGCAAGAATTGTTGAAGGTGTAGTAGTAGCAGGCACTTGGTCTTGTAATAAGTGCAAGGCAGTCAATGGATAAGGAAGCATTGCTTATGTATTTGACATTAGCTTTATTCATTGGTGGCATTGCAATGGGCTATATGGCTGGGATGAACCATTAGCCAACACAGAAAGCACAGAGGTTTCCGCACAGAGCGGGTGGTCGCACAGTACCTATCGACTGTATGGCCATTCGCTAGTGTGGGAAGGGGGAATGGTAAAGATATTCAGTCTGTACCTTTTGACTGTGAAGTCAAGGCACGGGCTGGATTTCAACCAAAGGCAGTCTTGGAGCAAATTCGTAAGCGCACAGCCGTTTCGGGGGAATTAGGCTTTGCTGTCTTGCGACTCAACGGGCAGGGAGAAAATGCAGCGGAGTATGCCTGCATCATCCAGCTCCAAGACTTGCTTCCACTTCTAGAATTAAAGTATGGTCACTTAAACACTAAACCGACTGAAGCAGACATTGTTAGATGTGATGGCTGTGGATCATGGATGATTGGGGAATGTAAAACATGCCAGCCTACGATTACAAATGTGGAAGATGCGGATTAAAGAATGAGCTGCATCATGGCTGGCACGATAAACCAACAGTTCTATGCACTTATTGTAATGAACCAATGGTCAAAATGATTAGCCCAGTAGGGGCAATCTTCAAGGGTACTGGATGGGGTAAAGATAAATAAGTTATGCACACCTGTGGATAAGTAGGGGCAATACTTCACTTCACGCTCAGATTGGACACGAGTTATGCACATCTTGACACGGTATGGTACGCTAACGGCGCAGAGCCTCTCAAAGGCTCACCGCAAGCCCTTCAGGGGCGTAGCTTGCGGGGTGCTAGTAGCTATTGGGATAGCTCTATGCATAATGCCTTATGCAGGTAGCTCTGAATC